GGTTTTTCATTTGCGTTTGTCTGCTCCAATCACCATACACTATTACAATTTCATTATTATCACCATATGTATTTTTAATATTGTTTATAAATTTATCTTCACTGTGTTGTTTATACGTATATGATCTTCAGTTCGACATATGAACCCCACGTTGTCCAAATCTATCTTTTTAAATTCATTATAAACATGATGTAATCGGTTAGTCGCATGTTTTAAGTTAATAATATAAATCTTATCGATTATCATTATACGTAATATATTAGTGTATATTTTAGTGTTTTAAAATATATTTTTCAATGCATTTGTTTATTTTTGGATATGACCATTAGAGATGTTTAAAAATTGATATGTTATATATATGCATATAATTTGTAATATTATTAATTAGCATTATTAAGTAAAAATGGAACGACTTATTTTCGATACATCTATAAATGATGTTCCGAAAAATACGTTGATGAAGCTATACGCGAAAGTGTACGACGCAATTGATACTCCTGACGAAGTTAATAAAGAAACATATATCGACATGTGCTATGAGTATTTTCGTAACGAGCAACGAAAAATAAATCGTGATTATTTGTTACCAGGTTTTATAGATGTATATGAAAAATATGTGCGACTATCAAGAAACAGTAAATTCGTATTGAGTCAATACGATAATGTATGTACGCTGATATATAACTCATTCGTAGATGTAATGTGTAATACAATATGCTATGAAATTTTGCCATTACTTATTATAAATGTGTGTTTTTTGAATAGTGATTCTATTAAACATCTGTTAAAAATTTACTCAACACATAAATGGTTCAATCATAATTATGTAACAGACACATTAGTTGAAAATATATGTTATTTTTATGATGATGCAATGTCAATAAGCTATTTTGAATACGTTGTTAGTGTTGAGAATAATTTACACTCGCAAAATATAAATCTGATATTTGTAAAAACACTGGTTGATAAATTATTAATAGTCGACCACATAAACGTATTTGACGACTCATTAATAAATATTAAATACATAATATCATATGAGTGCAATATATTGCTAAAAATGTTATATTTCGCGACAAATAATAATGCAAATAGAAATAAGCAATTTAAAAATATATTGCAAACATATTTCATAAAAGAATTAAAAAAAACATACTCTATTTTTAAAATATACTCAAATATAAATACGTTTATAGGTAGAATATTAACGCTAATTGAGCAACGCAATTATGTTTTATCTGTAGTAAACGACGTATATTATAGTGATTTATTTATATTATCACATATGCTAACTGAATGTAATTTAACTGGATATAAATTTATTAAACATGTAAATGAATACATTCATAATAAACTAACAAAAATGAAATCATCGTGCGATATATCAAATATTATTAACATTGTGATAAACTATTCACCTGACAGCGTTGAAATGTTTTATAATATATATGCACAGTACTTAACAAAAAGAATATTTGAATGTGACGTTACATGTGAATTAGAATGCATACATAATGTTAAACATTCGTGCAAAGAATTAACATATGTAATAGATATTCTTAATAATCATACGCGATTTGATTATGATGATACATTAACAATCATGATAATGCGATATCATAGTGCATTATCAGCGCATAAATATATACCTCATCAAATATTTTCAAATATATCCAACACTTTTTCTGAGCACTATACGAAACAGTATGATAAAACACTTTTATGGACATACTATAGTGATACTGTTGAATTAACTAAAGACAGTGTATCGACAATATGTACAAATGTTGCATATGCTAGCATACTATTAATATTTAACGAATTACGCGAAATATCCGTCGATAACATTTGCGAGAAAATATCGTTAAAAAATGTACATAAATATATACATGCGCTTGTTAAAAAAGGTATATTGGTTAATGATGATGGAATAATACGCGTAAGTGATGATAACTCTACATGCGAAATAAATATGTTGGATCACGATGTTATAGTTGTTAATACAGATCTATTACGGTGCAAATTAGCACAATATGCCAAGGGAGAGCGACGGTTTACATTTACACGAGTATGTAAATATGTTATTGATGATTTATCTATATGTACAAGCACTGCAAAAATCAAAAATGTGATTTGTGATCTAGTTAAACATGAGGTACTAACAAAAAATAATGATACATACTATTATAATTGCTGATCATGAGATTTCATATAATAAATTATATGAAATCCCGCTTAGCTGTTGGCCACCTCTTTTGGATACAAACTGTATAAGGTTTCGCTACATATCGGGCAACATGCGCTAGCGTACACCATGTCACAATACAAACACCTGCGTTGTCCATTCGGGAGAGCTTGTTCGGTTGGTTTTGGCGCAGGAGGCATTTTACCGATAACCTTCCAATTTTCGCTGTTGCCATCGTCACCACGCGTCTCAATGTCACAAAAACCACATGGCTGTAGACACGTCCCAACAAAATGTCCAAACGCATGTTTATGGCTACTCGACGGCTCGCCGTGATTGTCAATACATACGCGATGTGCGCGTTCCCACCAACCAACGACGTATACAAGCTCATCGCCGAGTTTATAGCCGTTCGCAGAGACATGTGCGCACACGGCTTTCTCTGTATTACAAAATTTGCACGATTGACATTCACCGAAATAATGCTTCACCGCCGATAAGCTATGAAGTAGATGTTTCTCGAGGAAGGGATCGTCAATAGGTGTCGATTGCCAGTCGCGTATGGCGATCACCCATTTGTCATACCATTCACAAAACTCACGATACTCTTCTATTTCCGATTCGGAAGGTGCGCCGATCCTAGTAATCAACCACCTGATAAATTCATCAGTAAATGAAAGAGTTTCATATATCATATCGCGCGCAGATTCGTGCAATGTACATACACCGGACGCATCAACATTGCACGATTGACCGAACGGGTCGACCAACCAACATATCCCGCTTTTGCCAAGTATACGCCGAATGCCCTCGATAAATGACGCACCACATCGTTCACAGAACCGGTTACTTGCGCATTTTAAACGGCATCTACATCCAACGCATCGCGGTAGGTTATCGCAACTGAGTGATGGCTCGTGCGCTAGCTTACATCGTCGATCGTACGAGTAACCCAAGTCAGAATCGGCATGTTGTTCTGTTGATTTATCAGATATACTGCAAAATACACAGTCATATGATATGGGACAACACTCGGTAAAGAAATGCACAATGGTATTAATGCGTACCCTACTAAAATTCAAGCAGCCTAACAAAGAATCGTCAATATTTCCCCAATTCACACGTTGCCATTGTATCAAATGGCCGGCCATTTGCTTAACCGCATCCCGGTGCGAATCATCGATAAGTACGCGGTTGATAACAGACCGCCATCCTCCAACATCACTAATCGATGGCATGCTATCAACAGTATGCGCACATGTGTCTTTGCAGATATCGCAACGATCGCGTCCATATTTTCGCATATCACCACATAACCAACAGACTGGTTGATGTTGTCCGCTACGACTAAGTGATATATACTCTCTCCAATTAGCAATGATTACCCGCGTCATGCACTCTAAACACATACGCTCGGGATCCGTTCCACCAATCGGGTGATCGCATAATGAACACGGTTCAACAGCCAAGCCTGTCATCACAAAGCGTTGCTTAGTGGTAAATTTGAATTCGTTAAAATGAATTACATATTATGTATACAGAATCAATACATACTGAAATTTCAATTTTCCAAACATAACAAAATACCATGTATACATATAATAATTAAAATGAATCAACAACATGGACAACACAACGAAACAATTATCAATGCCCCGCCAATACAAACCACAACGGATGATACAACTATATATAGACTACAATCAGAATCAGATTTGATAGAACAGCTAATTAAGAAAGAGTATTTACAAATGGAATATAGAAAGGCAAAGAAAGATCGTGAAAACAGTATAAATATAGTAATTGATAATGTTCCCATAAACACAGTTGAAAAATGTAAATTTATATTTAATACACTGCTACACCGAATGATTGATTGTCACATAATTTACGATACATTATATTATAAATATAAATTAACACCCCAACAGCTAACATATAATATATCAAACAGCAATTGTGATATTAATATGTTATCATTAATAGACACGTTTTTATTTATACATAATATTCCATTGTTAAGAACAAATGAAAAAATACAACAATATATCACAGATATTGATTTTGAAGAAATCGTAATAGTGTATGTTAGATGTACATTGAAAATAAATGATCAAGATAATATAAAATTAACAAATGGCACTGAAACTATACAAACAACAATAACTTATGGAGATTTATATGAATTAGTAACACGTAATTCAAAATATGTTAAAAAAACAAGTTCATAAACGTGTTCATATTCATTGTAGCCATGCTAAGATTACATTGAGCACATACAGGTCGCAAATTATCCACATTTGTTTTTCCGCCGTATTTTCTCGATACAATATGCGCACAGTGAAAATCTAGTTGAGTTATGATATGCTTTTTACAACATAAACATTTATATTTCCCGAAGCTGTCGCCTATATATGTATTCCATACAAGAGTTTTGATTATTTTCGGTATTTTTCGTCGGTAATCTATTTGCTTTATTTTATTTTTTCGAATAACATTTCGCATAAAATCAGTTGTGATTTTAACAGCTTTTTTTTTACGCAATAGTTGCCGACATACCGTAAAATTTGAATTAAGTGGGACTATTGGATTAAATAAATTATGTTTCATATATATTGATAATCTATCTACCCAAACATAATATGAATTAATACAGTTATATACAAAAAAACAAATATAATTAACATTATTATGTATTACATTTTCTATCGAGAATAATTTAATGCATTTGTTATTTGAGAATAAAATATTATATATTTGTTCGCTTGATAATGAATTAATAATTTTTTTTATATTATCTTTTTTCATTTTATATCAATTCAATATTTAATTATAATGGTACTCGTCATAATAATTATTCGACATGCGCGAAATTTATAACTCGAATATTTTTGCGATTATTAAAGTTATAAACCATATTTTTTATGTCGGTTTTTGTGCGATCGCGAATATGTCCACTTACTAACACAGTATCTATATTATTATATTGATGCCCGAATAAAATATTAATGGATGCTATTATAATTGCATTTTGAATATTATACTCAGTTATCATATCTTTACAATGTGATATATCGCATTCATCTACATAAATCAGATAGTGTTGATTATTATGTTCTAATATATAATTTAGTAACGATGTTAATATCGACCCATATTTGATAGTTGTTGTATTATAATCACTTCGCAACAAATATATATCATTTAGAGATAAATCAATTCTGCAATATGGACAACCACAATAATATCTCATGTATTTATGTATACATGTCCCGCAAAATATGTGACCGCATTTTGTAAATGAGCAATTTACTGTTCGAATATTATCGTGACATATTGGACATGATATACTAAGACATTGTTTTTTTTTTGACAATGATTTTGTAATAGATGATATTTTTTTTTTCAAAAAAACAATGTTCTTAAATATGTTATTTATTTCGCAAATATTATATGTAGGTAATAATGCGATATCATATTGATTGATATTAACATTTATAGTTTGATATAATAATTTTGATGATATATTACAAACATCAATTTCAAAAAAACTTTTAATAACGTCGATGTATGTATGAATGTGATCACACTTAGAAAAATTAGTAATATATGATATTGAATATTTGTATATAGCGTCGTTATTAAATACATGTACCGACGATGCCCATTTATAATTAGATTGTATTGCGTAAATTACATTTTGCATGCATTCATTAACAACATAATCTATATCGTCAACTATCAATCTGTCCCATTTTAGCTTAAAAAACGTATTACTAACACTTATTGATTTTATGATATCAAATGATATTATGTAATATTCGATATCGTATGTGCCTCGATTAATTTCTCGCAACTGCTCTTTATTTATTATATTTATAATATTGCTATAATCCGATACATCTTTAATACGATCATGCCATTTCGATTGTAAATGATCATGACATATTATAATATTACTAGATGATGCATTATTTATTAACATTATAAATTGCCCAATAACATCTGGGAAATATAACAGTATCCCACCACAAATTTGGAACGATTTCTTTGCAGATACATGTTGAATAACATCATCATTTAAATTAATTAATGCATTGCCAATGATATATTCTATATCGTGATCATAATAATATATTTTATTATGTTTATTCTGCTCTATTTTTATCATTTTTTTTAGCAGTTGTTTTGTAGTGTTATTATATTGTTTATATGTTCGTGGTTGTATAGTGCAATTGATGTTATCATATTTATTTTTTTTAAGCGGACTACCTATTATAGTTATATCAGTATTTGATATTGCTTTATTATACAAGTAATCGTATGAGAATGCTATTTTTATAAAATCCAAGTTTTTGATTTTTTTATAAATGTATTTTCCCAATTTATTTTCATTTATGATAATAAATACATATGACTCCGTGATTATGTTAGATTGTTCGATATAATATATTTCTATACTAAATATGCTATTTGGTAGATCGATCGGTATTTTTAATATATTGCTTATCGCACTATCATTATATTTTTGTATTGCGACATTGTTAAATAATTGTACATAGCTCTTATTCTTTATTGCTTTTCGATATGTTACATTTATTGTATGTGTATTATTAAAATTATTATTGCCATAATATTTATCAAAAGTTATTATTCTTATTTTATTCATTAATAGTACTATATTAAATATATTTTATAAACTTGATAAAACTTGGGGGATAAAAAACGATACAATATAGCCATATAATGTGTTATGCATTGAAATACACCTGTCTAAATGACCATATGTAATCATCAGATTTAACATTTTCAATGAATTTGTAATAGTCATCATCTTCCAGCATTTTAATAATGAAAAATATCGAATACATTCCACACTCACTCCCACCGCGCTGATGCTTTATATAGTTATAATCAATATCTGGAGTGCAATTACATTTTGCCTTGCAATATTCATATATACGTCTCATTAACAGCCTAACTCTTTTTTCTGGTTTAATTCCATATGAATCAAAATAATAAATGTGAAATTTATTTAAATCAACGAACATAGATACCCAATGAGTGCCAGATTTATAGTGCTCATCAGTATTAAATACAAATCCGATGCGGTTTATATTGCGAGTTTGTAAATTTGCATAATTTAAATCGTGGATATGTAAATATGGCAAATCATCAAAGTCCATTGGAAGTGCACCCATAAACTTGAAATCTTGATATATGTGTTCATATTGTTCAATTACTTTTTCAATGTTGATTGTATTTAGCCATTTATGTGATCCTTGTGGACCAACTGGTCTAAATATATTACTCGATAATTCCTTTCTCGCTTCGTTATCAATATACTTAATAAATTCTTGTTTCGTCCAGCACATTTGATTATCACATGTATTTTTCAATCGCTTGTTCATTTTATGTAACATATATTGGCGATACTTATTTGGATGCATTAATTCGATTTGTCTATCTAATTGTATTTTTTTTAATTTATGCTCAATCGCATACGTATTATATGCGTGTATCATTTTCGATAGTAAATCTGTCGGTATACACGATCCATCAACATATTGTTGTGATGGCGCACATTGTTCACATTGATTCATTATTATGTAAATATATTATATCATGATAAAATATAACGCACGTACGATGAACAAATATGGAGAAGTTAACCAACAATATAGCAAAAATAAATATGTATCGGAATCAAATTATATTAATATCGATTCACACAATAATGTTAAAGTAAATGATATCGTTTTCATAGGTGATACTAAGATCAATAAATATATTAGTGACATTGATATATCGACATATGTATTTATAATTATCGTTTCAATAATATTTCTTATTTATCCAAACATAATGACAATAATAATAGCAATGTTTATGGGAGTTTTATTAATCGCCTTATCGGCACCATTTGTTATTTTATTTGCATTATGTATATCTTTAACTATATTGATTATCTTGTTTTTTTCAGGGCTTGTTAAAATAACAACATATCTATCTCAGATGAAATGATAATGTATTTGTAAAATATAAGTATGCAAATTCAAATTATTATATTGCTAATATTAATAATCAGTGTATTAATATATTATGTGAACACATGTGACTATGAGTTATTTAAGCAATTGAAATGGAAAAAATGCAGAATATGTAATCGCAATGTAAATGACGTGTATATGCACAATTTTAATAAACATAATATAACTCAGACAGATGATAACGATTATGATATATATTTGCCATGTAATTATAATAATATAAGTTATGAGATATCTAAATTTATAGATTATAGTATTGATTCTGGCAAAAGTAACGTTGATAAAAAAATATTCATTATAGATAATTGTGACCAACTTACTCATAAAAATAAAATCTGGAAAAATTTAGTTGAATATTATGGGGTTAATACGGCCACTAAATATATGCCAATGACATATATATTACCATCGGATATTAATAAGTTAAAAAAGCAGTATATAAAAGGGAATATATATATTCTGAAAAAAAATATACAACGACAGCAAGGATTATTAATAACAAAATCACTAAATAACATAATATCGTCTAGTAACGATGGATATGTAATAGCGCAGATATTGTTGCAAGACCCATATACCATTAATGGAAGAAAAATAAATCTGCGCGTATATTTAGCTATTATATGTATAGGTGGTGAACTAAATGCATATGCATTTAATGATGGTTTTATGTATTATACGGCGGAATCATTTAAAACTAGCACTATTAGTTTTAAACATAATGTAACAACTGGATATATTGACAGAAAAGTTTACAAAATAAATCCGCTGACACATAAAGATTTTAAAAAATACTTACACAATAGGAGCATAAATGACATTGATGTATTCGATAATATATATAAATTACTTGGTGATATTATAAAATCATGCTCGGACAAATTATGCAAAAATGATAAATTAAATAAATTTACAACATATCAGTTATTTGGCGCAGATATTGCTTTGGATAAATCTTTAAAACCACTACTCATGGAAATAAATAAAGGTCCTGATTTAGGAGCCAAAGATGAGCGTGATAAGAAATTAAAACAATCTGTTTTTGAAGATTTATTAGCATTGCTTGGGTTAATTGATATTAAACGAGATAATGGATTTATTAAGTTGATGTAATGACTTCAAATATAATAATATTCGAAGCCGTTTACAATGTGTGTTGTTGTTTATTTATCGGCACACACTCGTGTAATGATCCAGGTTCAACGTTATTATGACATTTCTTGCATATCATGCAGATTTCAACGAGATCACCTTTATATTCGTTGGCAAAACGTGGTGTGTTAATAGTAATCGCTTTCCAAGTACATGGACACATCGGCCATGTACCATCAACAGAGATTATTCCACATTTGCAATACCCACATATGATACGTGAATATTTACTTAAATCGTGGCGCATACAAACGTCCTTACTTCGTTTGAATACATATAGTGTGTCGTCGACAGTCAATGACAAGCATGTGGGGCAACTTTTAAACACTTGCTTATTTGTCAACACACACTCGTGTAATAATCCAGCTGAAACGTCCGCTTGACATTTCTTGCATTTCCGGTACATTTCAATAAGACAATCACGATATTTGTCGGCAACACGTGTTCTGATGGTAGTAATATATTTCCGAGTACATGGACACATATGCCATACACCATCTACATCGATTATTTCATATCTACAATATCCACATATGATACGTGAACATTCTCTTGATATGTGGTTGTCGCAAACGATCGTACTTGGTTTGAATACATATAGTGTTGAATTGACAGTCAATGACATGCATTTGAGACACATTTCAAACCCTTGCTCATTTTTCAACACACACACGTGTAATAATTCGGGTTCAACTTGCTTATGACATTTATTGCATTGTCGAAACTCTTCATCGATACCATTACATTCGCCGTCAATACCATGTGCGCAAACACGCGAAACTAGATGAGTACACGGACACATCGGCCATGTACCATCTACTGGGGTTATGGTACATTCGCAATATCCACATCTGATACGTGAATATTCACTTAAAATGTGGTGCTTGCAAACGGCCGTACTTTGTTTGAATACATATAGTACTGATGGATCGTCATGATATGACCCGCAATCTGGACACTGTCTGACCTTTCCGCGCTTTCCGAACGATGCCATTATGCTTAGTGGTAAATTTGAATTCGTTAAAATGAATTACTAAATATTTATACATAATACATATTATTGAAATAATCAATTTTTATTAATATTTGGCGAATTAATATATTATATGAATTCGCCAAGATTAATCGGTAGATGTCGAGTTTTCTGCTAGTAATCGACCTCGGCGAACTGTGCATGTATGTACGATACCTATGTTATATACCGCATCACATAATGTACATGTGTTTGTTCCGCGGACTGACTCACATGCGTGATACGCACAGTTCCGAATCTGTGTACAACACGTTGTACAATTCACACTATATTTATCGGTAACATCGGTACACGAACACACAAGCCATGCATCACACTTTTGTGTATCCGGTTGAATATCCCGGTTACAATAGCCGCACCGAATCCATCGGGGCTGATCTACATAATACAGCTGTATCGGATCATGTTGATTTGCTGTGAATCGCTCATTGTATATTAAACTATCTGCAATATTACGCAGATGGTAGCGACACGTGTGTTCACCGAACATATATAATGTGTAATGCCCGTCAACAATTTTATAATAAGCACCACAGCGACAACAACTATGTTCTTCGCCGGTTTTCAAATGACAATCCATTTCGAGTTGCATCCAGTTGCACAATACATCCGACATCGTACTTAGTGGTAAATTTGAATTCGTTAAAATGAATTACTAAATATTTATACATAATGCATACCATTAACACATTCAATTTTTTAATATATAATAACCAATTTGCAAATTAATATATGATATTAATTTGCATCAGATTAATCGGATCTACGTGACATGTCATTGAGTGTCATTTTGGCACGCACGATAGCACTTGTCAAAGCACTATTGTTAATTGGTACTTTATTAAGCAGTTCGTTAGCGTCAATAATAAGTTGGTCAAGTAATACATACGTATCACTGGTAATACTCACAGGGTTATCGCGTATCATTTTACATCGCGTATCTAACATCTCAGCAACAAGTACAGATGTTTCTTGAGTAATTTCTTCGCGTGCGGAAACGGCTTCGCGTATATCTTCTTTTATACCTTCTTTTATACCTTCTTTTATACCTGCCTCATCATCGCGTATAGTTTTCGTAGCAAATTCAATAATAAACGATGCATGCGTTCTAAAAGTGGTGTATGTCGATATACCAATGTGAATATTCATCTTAGCACGCCTAAGTACTGTTGGAACTATTCCTACGATATTCGTAATAGTGACTATGAGACGTGTAAACGTGCGCGAAATACTGGCTGTTACGGGTCGTGTTAATGTAGTATACATGCGTGTTACGAATGGACGCCATATATAATATGCATCAAGTGCCGTATGAACCGTTGTAATAAAGTTCTCTGGAGTTACTGTACATAAATTATCGCACATATCGTCCAATATGCGAATGCATCTACACGTGTAATTTCTTACAAATTCAATGTACTTGGCAACACATATGTCGTACGCGGGTCGTGCCTCATCGCGTAGTCGAGCACATATGGTAGTATCAATACACTCGCGCACTGTTTCGATTGCATAATTAACATTGATAAGAATTTCAATAACCGAAGATGGTTCTTGAATTACGCCAACCAGCTCCGACATGCGATCAATCATAGTATCAACGTACCGAATGCCGTCGAAATACGCTGTTCTAGCTGGGCACTTGTGATACTGCCCGCGCGCAATGTCAACCAGACAATATACACAAGTCACCACCCCTTTTTCGTAGCAACCAGTTTTGCATATATGGCGTTGATGATCAATTGATGGTTGGCCGCATTCGTTGCGAACTACCTCAGCATATGTCCGAAAATCCATTTTACTTCTCAGCCATTGCGTAGTTTTTTGAATTCGTTAAAATGAATTACTAAATATGTATACATAATACATATTATAAAATTATTCAATTTTTTATGCTATGTAGATATACAATATTTACGTATCATATTATTCAATAAGTATATTAACGAACCCGATTGGTGTCTCTTGTACAAATACACACATAGGTCTTTGTAGTGTATGGTTTTTAAGTACTTTTACGAGAAACTTTATCGTTTCAACTGTTTCGCATTTATATAAAGCATCTCCTAAGCGATCTATGTATTTAGATTCATTTGATTTAATGATTTTATGGTACCAATCAGTAATCTGTTTATTACAACTTTTATGTATATCCGAATACAGTTTAAAATATGTGGAAGAATTACTATCAATTAACAACTCTTCCCACGTAATTAACGAGTATCCTGTGTTGTATGGATTTGGGATATCTATATTGATGTGATCGAATGGTTGTAATGATTTGACTTGTTTGATTGGTATATCCGGGGGGCTTATATCAGTGTGTTTTTTCAACAATTGGTCAATCATACATATGACTTCGTACAGGTATTTAATTATGCGAATTTTGCATTTAATAATCATAAATCTACTAACATCATCATCTTTTTTATCAGATGTTTTTGCAAATACATGATCATTTTCGCATCGCCATGTCGTAAGCGACTGTCGAATATCTATTTCAAATTTAAATGGCATGTCTATATTGGTTTTTGCAACATATACTATGATATCCCACACACGTTGTTGAGAAAGAGCATCACAAGTTGCCATTATTAATGGGTTGTTAAAATGAATTGAATATAATATATAATATATATTATGTTATGTTTTCAATTTTTATGATGCTACGTAGATATACAATATTTACGTAACACCTAACCCCACACGAATGATATGAATGGCGGGTCAATATCGGGGTTGCGTTGCCATATATCGTGGATAATAAACAACGGTTTTGGCATTATCTCGTACAATATACAATCGTATACTACGTCGGCTGGCATACCGATTCTACTGTATTCAAATAAATACTCGTGTAATTCACACCATATCCGAAGTGATATCCAAGCTTGATGGTCGCTATATATAAACTTTCGTTCGCGTATACGGAAGTATCTCTCATCGACTAGTTCTTTAAAAATCTTTGATTCATATGATTCATTATCTTCCTCAATTTCATTTCCGCCGCCCATGCTTAGTTGTAAATTTGAGTTACTTTTATTATTGAATTCGTTAAAATGAATTACTATATATGCATATTAACTACATAATATTAACATACTCAATTTTTATTGAGTATGTTAAATAATTAATCAATGAACATATCATCACTATCGTTGCCATCAACGACATTGACATTATTAGCAATATTCCGCTTTTTTGTTATATTGATAGTTTTATTAATAACGGTATCGTTACTAATATTATTTACTAAATTATGTATATATTTCATTACTTTGTTATTATTAACATATCTACAATTATTTTTCATTTGTGATATATATTCACGAACTTCCTCAAATTTATTCGTGTTATCCTTAAAATAACTTACATATGACCACATTGTTTTAATTTGTTTAAAATTGGTTTCAAACCATTCGCGGTCTCTTTCAATAGTGACATTATGTGAATTTATTAGCTTCCAATATATTATTTTATATACAACGTGATTTTTATATCCAATATCTTCTAAATTAGATATTGTACTTGATATCCATATATCGCATTCATATGGAGACATGTTTATTTTTGGCGGGTATATAAATACAGAGTTCTCATATATTGTTTTAATGAACGTATTTTCGATGGATTTGCGAATATCATTTATTTTCAGCAAATGAATTAGACACCCTTTTTCATTATGAGTAGATATAGATTTATAAGGCACTTTTGGATCGGTGTCGTCTATAAATTCATCGCGGTTAACATATTCTTTTATATTACATTGGAAAAAATCACAATTCTCTAAATCACAGCATTCTAATTGTAATTGCATTTGATCCCAATAATATAATGGTACAATATGCCCTTTCACTTCTCCGTCTGAGTGAATCTGCCTTTGTAACGGACATTTTATTTCCAACATTGTTCCAACCTTAGACGTAATATGTATACCGTCGTATTTATATTTACTAACAATTCCGTCTGGACTCGCGCCAAGGAAATCATGTTTATCATGAAGCATAAATCCAAAATGATCAACTTTTACATTTTCTCTAAACTCATATATCATACACGCAATGTCCTCGAGTTGCTTGCCATGATAGCATGCTACATTAGTTTCAAATTTATTATTCTGTACTTTGTTTATAATAAATTCATATTGCTTAGTGTAATGATTATCTCCTATAACTGATCCTACTTCACTGGCCGTTATACGTGTTACGCGTTTGCTAAACCATTCGGCTGATCCTTGTTCAACTTGTTTTATTTGTTTTAATTTTTTAAATATCGTATATAATTGTTTTTGTTGATGCGTTAATATATCATTATCATCATCTTTAATAAGTTCGGATTTTAATCCGACACTCGATTGTTCTCGATCTTTTGGATATTTATACATTTTGTAATATATTTGTATATTAATTATTTACTTATATTTAATATATCAATTTTTAAAGCCGATTGATATAATTATTAGAATATAGCATGTATACATATATGATTTATTATGAATACCGCATTTGATTACATCGCAAAAAAACAAATTATCGAAAGGATTAACCAACTTAGCCGTAAATCAGATTTTATTAATGTATTCAATATTATTAAAAAATATAACAAAAACTTAAATTTCAGTGAAAATGAAAACGGTATATATATTATGTTTCATAACCTTAGTAACGAAACATATTCAAATTTAAACAAATATTTAAATGATCATTTATTACCAAACCAAGATTATAGTAAATTTATTGAACATGTTGAAAATTATAATATGTGTGCTAAGAATAATGATACTGAAGTATATGATAGTTTTACAAATGCCGAAAAAGATATAATGAAACAAAAGTATGTATCCGAAATGGAATCTGACAAGAATGTAACATATACGAATAACATCTACAATATGTAAGGGTACTGTTAACATATGTAATATGTTAACAGTTACTATCATTTCTTATAATTTTTTCCTTTTGTTGATATTTTAATATTGCGCTTGCTGACTGATTGTGACTTATTGTTGATAATATTCACATTATCATTCGGTTGCTCCGTATCAACATTATCTTTTTTCACTGAACGTGATTTTTGTTTATCGCTATTTTTATTGATGTTCTCTTTTGGTTCCTCTTTTGGTTCCTCTTTTGGTTCCTCTTTTGGTTCCTCTTTTGGTTCCTCTTTTGGTTCCTCTTTTGGTTCCTCTTTTGGTTCCTCTTTTGGTTCCT